CTCCTGTTGACCCACAAGCAGACGAAGAACCAGCAGAAGATTTGCCATTCTAAATTTAATTAAGCATGGATACTTTTAAACATATTGTGTCCATGCTTTTTTTTATAAACAAATTAAAAAGACAAAATGAAACCAGTGATTGCAGAAAAATTAAAAGAAGCATTAGTTAAAAAATATGAAGCAGAAATTGCTGACGCTGAAGCAAGACTTTATGTTTATTTCACAAATCCTGTTGGGATTGGTGAACATCCACAACACACAGAAGAGATGGATAATTTAGTTGGACAACTTACAGATGCTAAAGATAAGTTGGAAACTATAACAAATTTTAAAATTTACGAACTATAATGGCTATTAAAAAGAACGACTTTAGTTCACTTAAAAAGAAATTTTCCACATCGGCAAAGTATAAACCACAAAGATTCTTTGACCTTGGTGCACCGTTTTTGGATGCGGTTGGTTTACCTGGACCCGCGATGGGGCACATCAATATGTTCTTAGGACATTCAGATACGGGTAAGACAACAGCATTGGTTAAGACTGCGGTTGATGCTCAAAAGAAAGGTATCTTACCTGTGTTTATTATCACAGAACAAAAATGGTCTTTTGACCACGCTAAGTTAATGGGGTTTGAATGTGAAGAAGTTGTTGATACAGAAACGGGAGAATTAGAGTGGGACGGTTTTTATATATTCAATAATAACTTTGATTATATTGAACAAATCACAGATTACATCAATGATTTATTAGATGCTCAAGAAAAGGGTGATTTAGATTATTCATTGTGTATTATGTGGGACTCAGTTGGTTCTGTTCCTTGTAAAATGACTTACGAAGGTAAAGGAGGTAAACAACACAATGCAAGTGTTTTAGCCGATAAGATTGGTATGGGTATTAACCAACGTATTTCAGGTTCACGTAAAGCAGACTCTAAATATGAAAATACCCTAATCATTGTTAACCAACCTTGGGTTGAATTACCTGATAATCCGTTTGGACAACCTAAAATTAAGGCAAAAGGTGGTGAAGCTATTTGGTTGAATTCTTCATTAGTTTTCTTATTTGGAAATCAAAAAGGTGCTGGTACTACAAAAATTACCGCAACTAAAGATAAGAGAACTGTGAAGTTCGCATCAAGAACTAAGGTGTCTGTTATGAAAAATCACATTAACGGACTTGGTTTTGAAGATGGAAAGATTATCGTAACACCACACGGTTTCTTACCAGGAAAAGAAGCTTCCGAAGAAAAGGCATCAATCGAACAATACAAAAAAGAATATGCTGAATATTGGAAGGAAATAATCGGAGTTGATGGTGACTTTGATTTGAAATCAGAAAAAGAAGAAGTAGAGTAGTAATAATTAAAAAACAAAAAAGTGACAAAAACCTTATTGGTTGATGGAAACAATTTGATAAAAATTGGTTTTCACGGAGTGAAAGATTACTTTCACAATGGACAACATATCGGTGCTATTTGGCACTTTTTAAATACTTTAAGAAAGTTCTTGGAAGAAAACAACTATAATAAAGTTGTTGTATTTTGGGACAGTGATACGAATTCATCTCAAAGGAGGATTATATACCCGAAGTATAAATTAAATCGTAGAAACGATTCTAATGAGTTTAAACAGGCTTCTTACGAAAGTCAGAAACAACGTGTTAAACAATATCTTGAAGAGATGTTTGTTAGACAAGTTGAAGTTGAACACTCAGAAGCCGATGATTTAATTGCTTACTACTGCCAAATTTCTGAAGACGAGGATAAAACAATTTTCTCAAGTGATAGGGACCTTACACAATTAATTTCTGAAAAGGTAACTATCTATTCACCATCCGCAAAAAGATATTATAAGATGGGGGACACAATCAAAATGAGTGATTTTGAAGTTCCCCACTTTAATGTCAAAACAATCAAAATCCTCACGGGAGATTCATCCGACAATATTGATGGTATTTTTTATTTAGGTGAAAAGACATTATTTAAGTTTTTCCCTGAGCTACTTGAAAGAGTGGTAGAAATACCCGATATTTTAACAAAAGGTGAGGAACTTCTTAAAGAAAATAAGGACAACAAATCATTACAAAACCTTTTATCAGGTAAGACAAAAGAGGGTGTATTTGGTGAAGAATATTATGTAATAAACAAAAAACTAATTGATTTAGATGAACCACTCGTAAATCAAGAAGGTAAAGATTTAGTTGATGTATATTACTCAGAATCATTAGACCCTGATGGTAGGGGGTATAAAAACCTAATTCGTATGATGATGGAAGATGGGTTATTTAAATACCTACCAAAACAAGATGACGGTTGGATTTATTTTTTGAAGCCGTTTTTAAAGTTAACAAGAAAAGAAAAGTCAAAATTCAAAAACAAAAAGTAAAATTATGAAAGAACAAAATGACGTAACTAAAGTTGAATTTCTTATCACATTAAATGATAATTTTGTGGTTCAGAGATTCTTTAATGTCAAAGGGTTTAACCCAAAAGCAAAAGGTAGTGTAGAACTGATGAACTACATGTTTGATTTAAGAACCGACTTACAAACAAAACTTAGAAATAAGTGTGCGGTCTACATGTTGGAAAATAGATTCCAAATCGAGGAGGACTCGGCGGTATTAGATACATCAAATACCGATGGACCTGAAAGATTTAACATTATTTTAAGAGTCGGAAATGAGACAATTTGTCACTATATCATCGACGCTAAATTGTACCCACCAAAGGTAAGATATACGCTGGATGTACGACCATCCATAAAAAACATATTAAGAGAGCTTACTGACATTTTTTCAGCTAAAAATTTATCTTACAATTACCTAAACTATTCGTTAGTTTAATCATATTTATCATATACAAAAAGAAAAAAATCATAGAATATGTCAGACAAAAAGAGCTTCGGATACTTAGGAAATACCTTTCAAATTCAGTTGTTAAACAACATCATATTATACAAGGATTTCTCAAATTCCATTCTTGAAGTCATTGACCCACATTACTTTGATAACCAATATTTTCGTATCATCTGTCAAATGATTAAGGAGTATTATTCAAAATACGAACATACTCCTACATTTGATACCTTAGAACAACTTACAAAATCAGAAATCTCTTCTCCGATGGCTCAGAAGAGTGTTTTGGATACATTACAACAAGTAAAAGATGTATCTGATGAAGGTTCAATATTTGTTCAAGAGAAGTCATTAAAATTCTGTAAACAACAAGAGTTACAGAAGGTTATGACTAAAGCCCAATCAATTATTGATAAGGGTGATTTTGAAAGTTATGACCACTTGGAAGAAATGGTAAGAGGAGCCTTACAGGTTGGTGAAGTTGATAAAGGAACAACCGATGTTTTCTTTAACCTTGATGAGGTTTTAGATGACGATTACAGACACCCAATTCCAATTGGAGTACCCGGTATTGATAATCTTCTTCGTGGAGGTTTGGCAAAAGGAGAAATTGGCGTTATCTTAGCACCTACAGGAGTTGGTAAGTCTACATTTACTACAAAAATTGCAAACCACGCATTCAACTTGGGTTATAATGTTTTACAAATATTTTTTGAAGACAACCCAAAAATTATCCAAAGAAAACACATCACTCTTTGGACTGGAATGCACCCTGACGATTTAACAGAAAATAGAGAAGATGTTCTTGAAAAAGTAAGACACATCCAATCTACAAGAAAAAATAAATTGATAATGAAAAAGTTACCATCAGATACGGTCACTATGAACCAGATTAAAAATCAGGTTAGAAAAATGATTGCTGAGGGAACTAAAGTAGATATGATTATCTTGGACTATATCGATTGTGTAGTTCCTGATAAAATGTTGGGAGATGAGTGGAAAAGTGAAGGTTCGGTTATGAGAGCATTTGAGGCAATGTGTCACGAATTGGATATTGCTGGTTGGACAGCAACACAAGGAAATCGTAATTCAATATCGTCAGATGTTGTTACGACAGACCAAATGGGTGGGTCTATTAAAAAGGCTCAAGTTGGTCACGTAATCATTACGATTGCTAAATCATTACAACAAAAAGAAATGAACTTGGCAACCATTGCAATTACAAAATCAAGAATTGGAAAAGATGGTATTGTGTTTGAAAATTGTAAATTCGACAACGCGATGCTTGAGATAGATACAGAACAAAGTGTTACTTTCTTAGGTTTAGAAGAACAAAAAGAAGATAGAAACAGAAATAGAATCAAAGAGCTTTTAGAAAAGAAAAAGCAAAAAGAACAACAATCTTAAATTAATTAAAAATTATGGAAAAAATATTAACAGAAAACCCTGGTCGATTTGTCATCTTCCCTATCGAACACAACGATATATGGGAATATTACAAACAACACCAAGCCGCATTTTGGACGGCAGAAGAGGTCGATTTAACAAATGACATCAGAGATTGGGAAAATTTAACAGACAACGAAAAATTCTTTATTAAGAACGTGTTGTCATTTTTCGCAGCTTCAGATGGTATTGTGAATGAAAACTTGGCTGAAAACTTCTATCGTGAAGTTCAATATCCTGAAGCTAAGTTTTTCTATGGAATCCAATTGGCGATGGAAAACATTCACTCATTAATGTATTCATTATTAATTGATACATATATCTCAAACGCTAAAGAAAAAGATGAGTGCTTCAATGCAATTGACAGATTACCTGCGGTTCAAAAGAAAGCTAAATGGGCATTAGAATGGATTGAAAAAGCATCATTCGCAGAAAGATTAGTGGCGTTTGCTGCCGTTGAAGGTATCTTCTTTTCAGGATCATTCTGTTCTATTTTTTGGATGAAATCAAGAGGTATCATGCAAGGTTTATGTAACGCTAACTCACTTATCTTTAAAGATGAAAACTTACACTGTGATTTTGCAATTCACTTGTTGAATAACCACTTGGAAGAAAGACCATCTGAAAAACGAATTAAAGAAATCTTACTTTCAGCATTGGAAATTGAAAAAGAATTTATTACTGAATCACTTCCCGTATCTTTAATTGGTATGAACTCAAACTTAATGAAACAATATTTGGAGTTTGTTGTTGATGGATTGTTAGTTAAAATGGGTTGTAGTAAAGAATTTAATGTAGAACAACCATTCAAATTCATGGAACAAATTGCAGTTGAAACTAAAGGTAATTTCTTTGAATCAAGAACGATGGAATACCAAAAAGCAAAATTAAACGAAACTATATCATTCACAGACGATTTTTAAATTTTATAATATGTCATTAAAAATAATTAAAAGAGATGGAGACCTTGTGGCTTTTAATCCACAAAAGATTTACAATAGAGTAAAAAGATCATCTAAAGGACTTAACGTAAACTCAGATGAGATATTCATTAAAGTAATCACATCAGTACCAACTGAAGGGGAAGTTACAACAAAAGAGTTGGATAAATTGGTATATGAAATTGCTGCATCATATACAGGAAGTCATCATGACTACTCAAGATTGGCAGCGTCAGTTGCAATTTCTTCATACCATAAAGAAACAAACGATAGTTTTTCACAAACTATGATGACTTTATACGAAGATGGTATTATTAATGAAAAGTTAATTGACACGATTAAAGAATACGGTGAGGATACAATTGATGCAATCATTAATCACGACAATGATTATAATTTTGATTATTTTGCTTGGAGGTCATTACAAGAAATGTACTTGTTGAAAAGACCAAATGGTAAAGTAATCGAAAGACCACAACATATGTACATGAGAGTGGCTCTTTGGGTAACAAATAACATAACAGACGCATTTGAATATTATAAATCATTGTCAGAGCAACTTATCTCCAAGGCAACACCAATAATGATAAATGCCGGAACCAAAGTTCCTCAGTTGGCGTCTTGTGTTTTACATTATAATAATTCAGATTCAAGACAAGGATTGTTAGACACGTTAAATGATATATCAACA